TGGAACTGAAATAGGATCACATTGTCGACCCCTAGATTTAAAGTTAAGTTTTTTGCGTACACTGGATCCCACCTCGCGTCAAAGTAAGCGCCACTGATGTCTATCAATAAAACTGATTGAATTTGTTGATATAAATAGGCAGTGGTCGCGTACATTAGAAATCTCCTTTAATATTTATGGGCTTAAACATAATACAACAACTAACTGAGAAATACCCCTTTATGTCACTGTGTGTATATGCCGGTGTGGAATATGTGGGCATTGTACAAAATCGCGACGAAAACATCACCACTATTTACGACTTTGGTCATATTCAAGATGTTGATCTCAAGCACTTGTTTTTGGAATTGGCCAACGTTTGGTGGTGGGAAAGCAATAGATCTGTGCCTATCAACATCTTTCTCAAAACAGAATGGGAACCATTTAGATTCTATCGCAGAACATTTGTCAACAAAGACTTGGATATTCTCTGCGGTCCTATCTGCAGCCTAAACGACCTAACACGTAGAAAAAGCAAACGCAAGAGTATTACACTTGTGCGACGGGTTGATTGACAGCAACATCTTGTAACAAATTCATGTGCAGTGCAACCAGCATTGCGTAGCCAAGTGCATGAGCTTTTTTGAACACAAATCCCTGCGAAGCATCGCCATCCCACACAGACGCAAACACTTGTTTCCAAGAACAATTTTGTAAGTGTGCTTTGCCGGGACGAATAACTGATATAAATGCTGCCATTCTAGGAATACTGTCTGGCCGCATGGTTTTTAACAATTCAGTATAGTTTCCCACGTGCACCAACTAACTGGCCCAAGCAGGATCAGTCCATAGCCTTGACCAAGCAGGTGTCTTTGCCAGCATTTGTTCATAGTGCTCAGGATCACGTACCAGCTGATACACACTCATGTTGAGGAAGTCTATCTTGAAATAGCCACGCTGTTCGGCTGCTTCGTAGTCGATTGCGGCGCACTCATGTATGGGATCACGTGGTATGTCAGTGACATACACACCGCTATTGTGTCGACGCACCTGACCATTGGTCATTTGTCTTGCGGCTGTGTGCGGGATCAATCTTAGTAATGCTGCACGGTCTGGCATGTCAATATCAATGTCTGCGCTCATTACCATCCTGCCTGTTTAAGTATGTGTTTGATGTATTCAACATCACTGGGATAATCACGAAATTTACTTTGCCAAAAGTCTGTGTCAACGTAGGGCCATATCATGCCAATTTGTTCTGCGTTGAGTCTACCTAAAAACTCTTGCCCAGCAGTAGAGTTATACAGGACCCAAGCACTGAGTCGTCCTGTAGACACAGCATAACACAAAGCATTGTCATTGCCAAATCGCACATAATCGTGTGGAGGGTTTCCAGTTTCTTCTGACCATCTGATGCTGTACTCTATGGCTCGTTGTAAGGCATCTGTGGGATTTTCTACTCGTAGATGTTCTGCCAAGTATTCACCATACACTGTGTCGCGACACCAGTAGTCAATCTTCTTGTTGTTCTTCAACAACCATCGAGTGAACTGTGGTATGTTGATGGCCCGAACGCTGACACAATACTGTCCAAATTTTGCAAATGCACGATAGTAAGGACTGGCAGCAAAGTCATCAAATGTTTTTGCGCGAGCTGAACCCTGTGACTGTTCATAAAACAACAGATAAGCATTGAGTCCGATCTGGATTCCAGTTTCGTTTTGACTTTGGTAACGTTTCTTTTGTTCGCACACATGCACTGCCAGTGTGTTTTCTCTTGCAAAAGATTTCTTGCAGTAACGACATTCGTATTTCATTTTTTAGTTTCGTTGCCGTGATCGCGAATGTATTCGTCTAGTTCTTTTTTGGTAGTTAGTTTGGCCAACAAATCCAGCTCATCGTCTTTCATGTCGGGGTAAAGTTCTGCCAACTGTTTGCGAACAGCACTATTTCCGCCTTCTTTTTTCTTGGGACTGATCCATTGATGTCTATGACTGCCCATTCCCGGACTCACTGCTGTGGCACATAACCATTGCAGTCCCGGATGCTTGTTGATACTAAAAAAGTGCTTGTTGAAATAGTAATTGCAACTTTGCACATAATATTCTTGCAGTTCTCTACTGCCTTGAACTGCGGATCCCCATCTGATCATGAGATAGTTAGAAAACTTTTTGCGCTCTTCCGGCGTGAGTTCATTGTAAAAGTCTCTATTCTTGAGATCCAGCTGTCGCATCTCATTAGCAATGTTTAGTTTATCACTCATTGTTGGGCATTGTTCCGTTGCTGCGTCGATCACGGCGGTGATCTACATCTTGATCAAATCGTCGTTCTTGCATGGTAGGTTCTTTGAAAAACTTGCGTGGATTACCACACATGGCACAGTGACTGTCACCACAGGTCACTCCGCTGGTTTTGTGATAACGATGCGGCTTTTCTGTACGTCCGTCCTTGGTAGGTATTGGGAATTTGTGTGCTTGTCTAATTCTAACTTGACGAGCAATGTGTCTATTCTTTTGTTGTATTCTGCGACCGCGAATGGACTTATCGGTTGGTTGAGTCATTACTTGATCCTTGCTGATACCTCGTTGATGGCTACTCGTAAGCGTACTATATCTCTATGCATTCTGTCAATCACTTGTTGCTGTGCTTGGACAACATCTGCTAATTCTCTCACTCGTTTATCCATAGATGCGTCTTTCTTGTCTGTGCTGTTAGCTACAATTTTGGGTGCAGATGTGCCGTTATCTTCATACTGTTTCATATTACCATGCCTTTGAGTAGTCAACTATTTCACAGTTACGGCTAATGTCCTTGACAAAATAAACACAGTCAGGCTTGGGTTCGTCGTTTAAGGGCACTGCCAGCATCTGTCCATTTTTTAGTTTGGGACTGTACCAAGCTACATCATGATAGACATCTACTATCTCAATATCAGGAAAAGTTGGACTAAAACTACTTAGCGGATTGAACTGAAATGCCTTGAAGCCACGATCGTTAATGCTGGTAAGATGTATAACTTCTAGGTCTCCCGAATCAGGTTCTCCGATTAAAATTCTCCAGTCCATTGGCATCTTAACTGTGTAGTCGCCGATTTGTAAAACCAATGCCGGCGCATTAAAACTTTCCAGAAAAATTAAAGGTATGTAATGATAATCAGGATTTTGAGGATCACTATTGTCTAGTATAGCAAATCTCATGTCATCAACTTCTTCCGGAAGTGTGTTTAAATCGTAGGCCAAGTTATCTAAGGTTAGTATTCTCATGTGTTAATTTTAACAAAGTATTTGATAAAAAGCAACCTATAAATTTGCTGATTGGTCATGACGTTTAATCAAATCTGCGTATTCAGGAAAGGTAGTAGAAAAACTTTCTTTGCGATACTGATCGATCATCCGAGTCCAGGATTTGAACTCGTTCCACATGTCCAAATCAGCAGATTCTGCCAAGGCACGAGCAATAGAACCAAAGTCGTAATCTGGATAGCTGTTTAGTCGGTTGATGATTTCTTGTGCAATAGGATCGGGAATGTTTCTAACACTGAAATAATATGGCTTGCGGCACAAGATCAAGAATGGTGTTAGCCTAAAGTGCTGCTTCATGTTGGTCACCAGTTCCGGCAAGTGATGCACATTCATTGTAGTCACAGTAATTACTGGTAAAAGTGTAATGCGCCCGTTACTGGCGCGAGCCCATCTAATATAGGCCAAGGCATTTTGATAAACTTGATTCCAGTTTCCGGGATGCCGTAAGTACTCAAACTTTTCTGCCCAGCCATCCATGCTTAAATTAATCTGCACTTTTTCAAAAGCCAACAGCAGTTTGACTAAACCAGTAGTCAAAGTTTGTGTGATATTGGTACTGATGTTGATGGTGATCTGTTGATTATATCCGCGATCTATTAATTTTTGTAACAGGCGCGGCAACTGTCGGTCTAACAGTGGTTCACCACCGTAAAATTCCAGGCGTCGCACATTGTGGCACATGTCTACAACGTCATCGATCTGCTGATCAGTGAAAGTCTTGGCAGTGGTTTCTTGAAAATACACATTGTCATGTAGCTGGTAATTTTCATTATAATAGCGACCTTCTACAGACAAGGTCACACTGTCGTTGCTGTTACAACTGCGGCAACGTAAGTTACACACATTACTGATCTTGATGGCCAACTGCATGGGACCTTTTGCGTAAGTTGCTGGTTGTAACACATCTGCTGGAGTGGTAGCAGTTTCTAAGATACTGGTTTCGGTGCCGGCAGGATCAACTGACATGTCCCACAAGCGTGTACGTTGGCTGGGCATACCCACAGCTTCTTCCTCCCAGCAACGACTACACACATCATGACGTTTGTTTTTCAACATGTCTTGTCTGAAAGCAGTCAGCTCTGGGTTGGTCCAAATCTTGTGTATGGTCTGATCTGGAAAACGCCAAACACTGCCGCCCAGGGCCGGACACGGACTTACGTTGTTTGCAGGATCAAATGTTAGATATGCAAACGGTGCTAAACAAAGATTGTCTGGATATTCAGTTACTTTGCGGTCTGCCATTCTAGTTTCTCTGCTGAAAAAGGATAGTTGGCTTCCCGATAGAAAACCTTACGTTTGGTCAAGTGCCGTTTGGCAAATTTACAAGTTGAAGTTATGTCCCAAATCTCTACATGGTCCTTGTCTTCGGCTTTTCTAATACCGCGCCCAATACTTTGAATCACTCTAGTAAAGCTCTTGCCAGATTCTATCATGACCAAGTTAAATATGCGAGGAATATTGATACCCACTGCTGCCACACCGTATGTGGCAATGATAATCTTGTTGGTACTGGTGGCAATTTCGTCGTATTCATCTTTTCTGTCTGTGGCTTTGGTTGCACCCGATACAAACACCACATCGGGTTGATCAGATAACAAACTAAACATGGAACTCATTTGTGTTTGTAAAATCTTACCTGTTTCAATTCGATCTACCAAGATAAGAGTGTTACCAGAATCTTTAATTTTATCTATTACTTTAGCGACAGCTTCAATGCGTTCTAGTGTAGTTACCAAGTATTTAAGCTCGCTTTGGTAGTCCTTATATTCTACATGGTCAACTAGCTGCACAATATTCACATGGCACTGTGCCAGTACACCCTGTGATTGCAATTCGCTGGCACGTAGTCTGCCCACAACTGGTCCAAGACTCACATGCAGAGACTGAAACTCAAAATCTTCTTTGGGCACAGTGCCAGTCAAGCCCCAGCGTATGGGAATATGTGCCATGACGCCGGTCAACAGAGTCTTAAGAGCATCTGCTTTGGCCATGTGTACTTCGTCGACTATAACACACACTACGTCTTCTATGAAATCTTGTATAGTACAGTCGGCTTCGCCGGACTTGGTATTCTTTAGTAACACATTGAGACTTTGCCAAGTACAGATGGTGTGCTGACGACCCCATTCCTTGCGATCACCAAAATACACACCCACATCCAGTCCCAAGTTGCGATAGTCGGTTTCTGTCTGCGTGACTAAGCTCTTGTTGGGCACAATAACAATGCTACGACCATAGTGCCCAGCTTGCCAACTTAGCGCGGCTGTAATTAAGGTCTTGCCTGCACCTGTGGCAATCTCTTGTAGGCTTTGAGGATTATTCAAAAACTCGTTGATGATTTCTACTTGGTAATCTCGCAACACCACAGGCTGACCCGCACGTTCGTGTCCAGGCGGCCACACACGATCCGAAAACGTGTCTTCTGCCATTAGTGCAAATTCAAACTTGTTGCTGTAGGTTCTACGATCATCTAGTTCAATGTCGTAGCCATATTCATCTAGGATGGGTACAATTTCCGGCAACAAGTTTACATAAGTGCTGCCGCCCAACTGAAAGTAAGCAACCTTTCCGTCCCATCGTCCCAATCTAACAGCTGGCAAATAACGTGCTGCCGGATTTAGATATTTAAATTTGTTTACTAAAGCACGGCGCACATCAAGTTCCAATCCTTCAATCTTGATGTTGACTTCGTCATGTATGATTATGGTTGCGGTTGTCATTGTTTGGTAATTGTCGGTGTAGGAATTGTTAGGGCTTGTGTCAAAGGAATGTATTTCTTAGGAGAATTTATAAATTTTATTATTGCTTGTTCATACAACCGCATTGATAATTGGCCGTTCCACAATGGCCACTTGTACCGCATAGCTTCTTCCATCATGGTTAAGTGTCTTTTTACACGTTCTTTGAAGTCAAAGTCTGGCAGAGCCGGATTTATCCAGTGGCGTAAATTTATTTTATTATTATCGTCAGTTAAAAACAAAAAGCCATTATGCTTTGCTATTTCTTCCAATGGGCTACCCGGAAGTATACCTAATAGATTTAATGTTTCGATTCCTTGAATGGTCCCTGTAGCCACGTATTTTTGCCATCGTTTAAACATTGTAAGAGTTTCTGCATGATCCTCGGCAGTTTCGCTGATATACCCTGTAAAAAATAAAAATAACACTTGAATATTGTAGCGGGCAAAATTTTCTAAATAGTATTCGATGTCGTCATTGGTAAATTTTTTTCCAAGTTCAAATCGAACTCGATCTGAACCTGATTCAATTCCAATAAACAGCGTAGAGCAACCTGACTCTTTTAATTTTTTAAAATGATCTTTAGGTGTTGTGTTCTTAGAGCGAATAATGTATTGTCCAGACCACGATATTGGATCCGGAAACTGATATTCTGCTAGGCATTGAGCCATTTCGTCAAATGCTTTAAAACTACCATTAACTAAGCTATCCGTAAAATAGTATCTGGTAATTCCAAACTGGTTGTAATGGTGTATAATTTCATTGGCAATATTTTGCCCGGATCTGTATCTATATTTAGGACTTGTTTTAGCTACATCGCAAAAGGTACATCGACGCACACATCCTCTACTGCCGATAATGCACAATTCTTTTTGTTGGTTAGCTTGATAAGCGTCTAAATTGTAATAGGAATAATCAGGCCAAGGTAGCAAATCTAACTGGTCAATTTGCACAAAATTGTTGTTGCCAATTCCGGGTCCACCGCCGGTCTTAAAATATAGTGGAAGCGCATGTTCGCATTCTCCGGTGATAAATTCATCAATGATGTTTTGTTTTTTTAATTTGTTAACTGCGTGACACGGTTCATTGGTGAAATATTTTTCTGTAATTCCCGCTCCTCCTACTATAATTTTCGCAGAGGTTGCTTGGCGCAACTCTTTTAAAAAAATTTGTCCAAATGGCAAGGCCAAATATGAAAAAAAACTTACCAGCACAAAATTATAACTGGTACCTTTTAACTTTTCTAATTCTTGTAAAATAAATATTTTTAATAATGCAAGTTGATCGTTGTCAAAAGAATTACTGTGTTCATAAAATACATCATCAAAATATTCACCGTTAACATTGTTTATTTTTAAAAAATTATCAAGTTCCATTTGCAAGTCAACAGCGTGGCAAGTATGTCCAAGATTTTTACACACACTAGCAAGTATAGCACCACTTAGTGGTGGGCGCAGTCGGTCCAATGGCGGCAAACTATATATTAAAGTATTAATCATTTAGTATGTGTTTGATAATGTTAATTTTGTTTTGAATATATCTGTAGCCAAATCTGCTTTCGCCACTGCGATCACTGGAGTTCAGAGACTCAGCTGATTCTGCCAGAATAAACTTTTGTTGTATGATCCAATCGAACAGCGGCAACTCAATTTTGAACGACACTGTACCATTTTGCCACCATCCTGTAAATACAGTATTGTCATTGTGATCTGAGGATTCAAAATGTAATTTTTTAATCCATTCACGCCCCATTGAGATATCGTCTAGGCAAATGTCGTTAACAAGTAAATATTTATCTTGTAAAATATTACCATCTGCATCTACGACTGTATCCCATTTTCCGTTTTTGCCATCGC